AGGGGCTTTTTGTTCAATAGTTTCTGCCATGATTTTTCCTTATCCCATCATTCCACCAGCCATACCTTGCATGGCTTTGGTTAGTTTGCCATAACCTGGCATTTGCTGATACTCATTACCAGTTGCCAACATTGTGTTGTATCCAGTTTGTTGGGGCAAAACCAATGAATCTCTTTGTGCTTGTGGGTTTACAAATGAAGTTTCAAGACCCTTGAATTTCCCATCAAGAACATCAAACCCAATATTGGCAGGAGGCGTTGTTGACATAGTTGGAGCCGCACTATCATAAACAGGCGTAGCAATAGCAGGTGTTGGAGCATTAGCCATTGGAGCATTGGCATTAGGCATTACAGGTTGTGCTGCAACTCCAACGGGAGGAACAGCAGGAGTAGGCGCAGCAGGATTGTTATATGAAAATCCACCAGTTTGATTTGGTTTTACACCCAATTTATCCAATGCCTCAATTGCACCTGACTGTTGCAAGCCATATAAAATTAAACCTGTTTTTGCTGCCTTGCCAATTTCAGCCAAAGGGCTTTGCCCCATGTATTTAGAAGGGTTACCAAAACTAAGTCCAAAAGGTACATCTGCTGCCATGATATTTCCTTAGAATCCAAAACCTTTGCTGGAAGTCTTTTGACCTTGTGTACCAGCAAAATTAGGTGTTGTAGAAGCTTGGGGAGTGCCATAAATAATAGACGCATATTTAGCATAAGCATCCATTGGCGCACTAGCACTTGTTATTTGTTGATTAGCAGCACCAAGACCAAGATTGGCCAAATTCTGACCCGCACCCAACATGGAGTTTGCAGCAGCCATGCGGTTTTGTTGAACTTGAGCTTGTGCACCAGCAGCCGCAGTGGCTTGTCTTTGAGCATTCAAAGAAGACAAATTACGATCAGCCAAAGCCATGCGTGAAGAACCTAGACCACCTGCGGCTCCATACATGGCATTTTGACCCGCCTGAGATTCACGAGCAGATTCACGACCTGCTTGCAAAGCGGCTTGAATTTGATTTTGCTCATAATTAGGATCAAATAACTTTCCTAATTGACTTAAACCAGAACCATATGCTTCAGCACCAGCTTTAACACCCATTTTAGAAACATCGCCAGCTTGTGCATATGCCGCTTTAGCCGCTTCATTTACATAAGGTTGTGATAAACCTAATCGCTCTTGGGCCCCGCCAATAGTTTCTTTATATGCTGGCAGAAAAGTTTCTTTGAGCGCACCTGTTTGTGTTTTTAGTAACTCCGTTTGCTCTGGAGTCATTTGTACTGATGTAGTACCGCTTCCTTTTCCGAATCCCATGATTAAGCTCCTTTACCTTTAGCCGAGCCTTGCTTTGGCTGATTGCTTGAATTATCCCACGGACTGACTGTATTTGAATAGGCATTAGGCATACCTAATTGAGGCTGGCCACCTTGATTTGGCATAGTTACCTTACCACCCATCATTCCACCCAAAGGTGGTCCTACATTATCTTGGGGCATTTGATTGCCTTGAGGAAAACTAGGCTGCTCCATTTGAAGTTGCTGCATTTTCATCATTTGCTCCATAGGAGGAGTCTCAATTGGGTTTTGACCCATTTGCATGGCAGACATTCCCGCACCCTTACCCGCAGGGTTAGATGACTGAGGAGACTGTAATTGTGCTGAAAAACCACCCATTATTGGCTCCTTGTAAGATCAACGTAATGCCACAAATCTTCATTTCTGTATGTTCCTGTAGGCTTATCAGGACACCAATCTAAAGGTGGGCCATTTAATTCAACATACTGCTCATTGGCAACAAGAAATGTTTCAAATTGTTGGGGTACAACCCAATTGCCATTCGATTCTCGTTTACCAACTAAAAATCGGACTTGAATGCCAGGTGTCTCATCAATCAAACTAATGTCTTCAGTGATTGTAGATTCAGGAATAGTTACTGTTCTCATCATTATGTCCAAACTGGAATATAAATTGTAGTTGCATCAATTTGCATTGTTATCCACACATTAGTTGAAGCACCGCCAGGTTTTGTGCCCGAAAACGTAGCCAAAGAACTTCCTGAAGATGTGCCACTAACAAATCTCAATTGATTTGAACCGCCCGTGCCAATTAATGTTTTTCCAAACTCGGCATATAAATTTGTAACAAGTGTGCTGTTATTAGTTCCATAATAACCATTAGCAAAAATAGCAGTAGCACCAGAGTTATTTTGACCAAAAACTCCATACCCACCAGAATCACCAAAACCACGAACGCCTGATGTTCCAGTACCTTGAACACCAACAGCACCAGTTCCTAAAACACCATTGCCATTAGAAGATTGACCTAAAACAGCATTGCCTGTGCCTGTTTGGTTAGCATATATAGCATTTCCACCGCCACTTGATGTGTTAAATGCTCTTAAAGCACCTGAAGTTAAGAACGTATTATTTGTATATCCCTCAACTCCTGCGTTTTGCCCCAAACTAGCGTTGGCAAGAATAGCAGCAGTAACACCACCAGTTCCTGTATTTGCGCCATCAAATTGGGCAATACCACGGCCATACACACTGTTTAAAAACATATTTCCAGTACTGCGCTGAATGTAATAACCAGCAGTACCATAAGTCGCAGGTGTTCCAGCAGTGGGTGGATTAGAACCATTCCAGTTATCTGACCGAATGTCTTGGAAAACAGAAGCTGCAGTAGGAGTGCCCCATGCAGTTTGTCCAGAAGGAACACCATCAATAGTGGCGGCACTAGAGTTATAGCGTCCAAAAGAATACCAAAGAACTTCTCCAACAGCTACGCTAGGAGCAGTTAACGACCATCCTGCGGGTGCAGTAGGGCCTGTTGTGTTACTAGGTGTACTTGGAGCAACACCAGCTTGGCTCTGTACAAGATAAGCAGTTAACGCACTGATACCATTTCCACCCGTTGCACCCGTTGCACCATTAGATGAAAACGCATAAAGCGGATAAGAAGTGTTTGTCCAATCCAAAATAGAAGTTACTGTATTGGCGTTGACAATTAAAGGAATCGTAATAGCCCACAGAAAACTACCTGGCGTAGTGTTTGTTATTGGTTCAGTTGTCCATCCTGCGGGAGCTGTGTACGCACCTGTTGACCATGTGTAAGTTGATGTAGTGCTAGGACGGGCAGGAGGTGTGGAATTTGCCGTCCAAATGTAGATAGATGGTGCGGCAGTGTTATATGCCGTAGTGGTGGTCACTATATCTAAATCAATTGACGAACCAGATTCTTGTAAGTAAGTTGAATCAGGAGCGGCAGTACCTACAAAGAAGTTAATCTGTCTGCCACCGCTTGTTTGATAAAACAAGAACTTAGTTGTGCCAAATCCACCTGCGGCTTGAAACCAAATGTAATCAGCAAAATTGGTTGACTCTACTGAATCATTACTATTTCGTAATCCATAGTAAGAACGACCTGTAGGACTATTACTAAAGTTTAAAGAACCATCAAAACTATCCGCATATTTGACTGCAATGTACTTATACAAGTACGCAATAATTATTCCCGATGGACCGCTAATCTGTCCATTATCAGGATCGGCAGCTAGGTTAGGACCAAAGTTAGCCAACAAATAATTAATTGCATCTGATATTTCAGATTGAGATGCGTTGGTAGTTAGTGCGAATGGCATTAGAAAGCATCCTCAGTCACAGTTGCTTGCAAATTCAATGCGCTCATTTTCCATGTGTCAGTGGCATCATTTGAGCCAAATTTAAGTGCCACAGTGCGAAATGTATTTTGCTGAGTAGGAACCCAAGGTGTATCAGTATCAATATTGGTTTTGCCTGTCTCGCCATATGTAGTAGCTTGAGCCGTTGAATTAGCACCACCAACAGTAATATTGACCGCACCAGTACCTGCTATTTCAGGCAAAACTCGGTGTATGTAAACTTTGGAAGAATAAGGTACAGGACCATTTGCAGTTTGCAAAGAAATATTAGTACGCTCAAATTCAGAATCAATGGCAGAACCTACAAAAGAGTTTCCAATAGCTGTTTCTATCAATCTAGAGTTAGAAACACCTCCACGGGCATACACAACGGCTCTAGAAGCCAAATTGTAGTAATCAGGTGATGAGTCTACCCAACGAGGTCCTTCAGTGCCCATACAGGCGTTTTGGACATCTTTAGGCGCATTCCAAACTTGGAGGTCATATCTCCAAGACAACATCTTGTTGCACCAACCTGTAGATGTTAAATCAGGATAATAAAGTTCAATTTGAGATTTTGCAGTGTTGTTAACCATAAAAATCCTGCTTGAATACAAAGGACTTAAGTTAGCAAAAAAATAGTTTTTAACTTTTTGGTTGCCCAAAGAACTAAATTCAGATCCATTAAACACCCAAATATCACGAGCATCTACGCCATAAACATTGGCATCTGTGTTTGTCCAACAATTATTGTTAAATAAACCACGACCTTGGTTTAACAGACGCAACCCAAAAATTGGAGCGGTACTGTTTTGATATGAAATAGGTGAGAAAACTACTGTATCCCAATAGGAACACACATAAAAGTTACCACCTAAAAAAAATCCATCAATCAAAGGACCACGGACAGGAACTTCTTGCTCGTTGGCCACGTTAGAAAGGGTGGGTTCCCATGTGACAGGATAGCCTTGACTAGCAAAAGCTTGCGACCATCTGACAGTTGTGGGGTAGTTATAAGACGTACCGCCAATAACTTTGGTCAAATTGCCTGAAATAAGAATGTTACCCACGTTGGGTGAACAGAAATTACGGACAAATCCCGCCCTAGTAGACGTTACGCCAACATCATAATTCCATGCAGCATCAGAATACACTGTGATTTCATTGCTTGTAGGCAAGAAATACATGGGATTACTGAGCGTGTCATTGATAAAAAAGACATTTCCAACCCAAGAGGTAGTGATATTTATGTCTTCGGTATAACCAGAAAGAAACACATTGGGATTTGCTCCCACGCCTGGCGTGATATTAGATATACCAGTTGCGGTAATCATAAACCACTTGCCTTGGCTAGAAGAGTTACGAGTTGCTACGATATAAACCCAAGATGTTTCTGAGCGAAACCCACCCTCCATAAAGATGGGCATATCTGTAATAGTAGAAGCAATCTGAACTTCACCAAAAATTTTCTTGATGGAACGCACATCAGCTTCAATGTTTTTCCCGCTGTTATATTCATTAGGACCCAAGGCGTTACTAGGCACATCAGGAGTAAAACTCATCTGTGTAAACGGGGTTCTAAGGCGGGAATAATCGCTCATGTCACTTCTTCCATCTGCGAAAGATTAGTCAATAGACGGGTGTCTGTAGGGTTGAATTCTAAAGCTTTCTTACAGAATTCGATAGCCTGTTCTTTTAACCCAAGCCTCCAAGCCGCAATACTGGCGTAATCGTATGGTTTTTCAGTCCAAACGCTTGGGTCCATGGTGTAAACGGCCTGTTTATCTTTAATATTTAAAGCTGAAAGTGCTGCGCCATAGCTTTCAGGCCACATACTTAACCTGTAAGTTGCAGTGGCCAATTCACACCAAGGTTCACGGGTATCAGGAGCTTCAGCACAAGCCAATCTGTACCACTTCAAACCCTCATAAATCATGCCCAATTCTTCATGGCATTTACCCAATAACCGCATGGCATAGCATCGTTCATTAGGCCAAGTAGCTTCAGGCATAGCTAGATAACGATTTAAAGCCTCTATAGCCTCTTGCCAACGAGAATAGAAGGTAAGTTCCCGTGCATGGTAAAAAGCGTTTCTGGGGCAGTGTGGGTCTTCTTTAATGGCCAATTCAAGCAATGGCATATATTGACCACGAGACTTTGTTGGATCAGGATGGTGGCTGACCAAAAGCATATCCGTATGGGCATAGACCTCATGGGTTCTGCCATCAGGACGGGGATATTCATGGACGGGGTGATGCCAATGGTATCCATGGCGGTGGTGGATTTTCTCGTAAAAGAAAGATATTCCACTGCCCCAATCAAATTTGTATCTCAAACGAGTTGTTTCAGCAGTCCAAACTCGCTCAATTTCTTCCCGCCAACCATTTTCTAATACCTCATCAAGGTCTAATGAAATACAGACATCAAAATCACGGGGAATCATGGCAAGGGCAGCATCCCTAGCTTTATCAAACCGCCAAGGGCTAATGCAAATATCATGCACTTTTGCGCCACATTCCAATGCTAGTTTTACTGTGTCATCAGTAGAGCCTGTATCTGCAATCAGGATTAGGTCTGCATCTTTGGCAGAATCACAAAAACGCTGAACAAACTGTTCTTCGTTCTTGGATATGGCGTACACGGCTATTTTCATTGCTATTCCAATACTATTTAAATAATGCGCTCAACCCAATCAGGATTGTGTGGCCATTCAACATTTTCTCTTGCATCAGAAACAGTCGATGGGAAGTCTCTCAATGTCTGGCGATATGTTGCCCACTCAGTCTTCTTAGGAATAGTGCAATCAGCAATCTGAGTCCAATCACAAGCAAGCAATAAAGCATTGCGTGTGGCTCTCAGTTGAGACATTGCAGAATCCTTGGCTGCTTGGATTTCTTCAGCACTCAATGATTCAACTTGAACGACAGAAACAAACTCACCATCGTCATAGGCAGAGCATGAAACCAACTTCTGAGTCAGGCTGTCGTGTGATTTAAAAGCATTTACCTTCTTGGCATTGTTGGCAGTCAAGAATTCATCACTTGGGCCACTTGAAGGAAATGATGTATTGCTAAACAGTTCACGATAATCGCCTACTGTAATGGGGCTAGTTAAGATTGCAATTTGCATGATGTTCCTTAATATGGGCCTGTATCTGAGAATGCTGATGTTGGAGGCGTGAATGTTGCGGTGTATCTGGCATAGCCTTTGGTAATGCGTAGGTCATCAATGTAGCCGTTCATATAACTAGAACTTCCACTTTGACTTCCAATATATTTTGTTCCTGTGTATTTTAAATCTGTACCAGCAGAAGCATAACTTCCAGCAGATGTTCCATTTACATATAAAGTTACAGTAGTACCAACTCGCACAATAGCGACATGAGTCCAAGTAGTAGCTGGAATAGGATTAACAGCAATTCTGTCCGTATCAGCTATGCGAAATTGCATATTACCGCCAGAACCTTCGTCATACAAAGCCCATCCGTTTGCTGAAGAAACACCAAAGTCTGCAATAAATATTTGTCCTGATGCAGAACTTCGGTAAATCCAACACTCAAATGTAAACGGCCCTGTCCTAAAATCCATATTCACATTAACATCGGGCGTAATTTTGAGTGTGTCGCCAGTCCCATCAAAAGCAATAGACCCTGTTCCATACTTCTTAACACTTGTAGAAATCTGTGCGTTACCCGCAGTTTCTAAGTCGTTCATCATGGCGTTGTCAAAGATTGCGCCATTGGTCATGCTAAGAAGCAATGATGTGTTGGTTATTGCGGTATATGGTGCTGTTGGCAAAGAAACATTGTATGTACCTTTTAAAATTCGTACATCACTCACATAACCAATCATTGGCTCTGCTAAATCGTCATTGCGACCAATAGAAATAGATGGGTTACTAGTAAAGTTATCTGTGCTTGAAAATGAAAACGCAGAAACACCATTGATGTAAACATACATCGTTGTTCCAGTTCTTGCTACTGAAAAATGAGTCCATGCGTTATTAGGAATATCAGGGCCATTGTTTCCATTATTTTGGTCAGTATTAGGCACATAAATACGAGCCTTGTTGTTTGTCTTTCTGCCAATAATCAATCGCATTGGTCTTAATTCAACAACAGTTTGGTTATCAGCAGTTGCCGCTGTAAAATACACCCAAAATTGAACAGAAAAATTGCCTGTACCAAACGCAAATGCTGATGAAGCCGCAACAGTCAAACTGTCCCCACTACCATCAAAGTACCCTGACCCACCAATCACGCTTGTGGAGTAGGCGGTAGCAGTACCAAATGGGTTGAAGCGTTGAATGCTTGGTGAGCCGCTAGTTGTAATTGTTAAAGGGCTTGCGCTATTGTCAACAAACCTATTGCTTTGGCAAGTCAAAAAAGATGTGTTTGTGATTGCTGTCAGGGGCGTTGTGCTTGGCGTAAAGTTGCTTGTATAAACAGCAGTGCCTTTGACAATACGAACATTGCTTAAATAACCATTTAAGTAATAAGCAGGAGTTGTTTCCGAGGATGCACCGATTCTTAATACATTAGAAGAATCATTGACAGATACTGTACTTACGGCTGTAGAAGATGTGCTAACTCCATCTACATATATTCGCAATGAAGTTCCATTTCTTACAAAAGCAACATGATGCCAAGCATTTTTGGACATACTTTCTGAAATCGCATAATTAGTAGCACTTGAAAAGATGTTTCCACTAATCGTAGTCCCGTTATAACGAACATCAAAACTTGTAGCTGTTTCACTCCCGTTGTTTTGTCCAATAATAAGAGTTAGGCTTGTGTTGCTTGAGTAAATCCAAAATTCAACAGTAAAGTCACCACTTCCAAAAGTAAAAGCAGAATTATCTGCTATTTGCAAGTAATCACTAGAACCACCAAAGTAATTAGACCAATTAGACCCATAAGGTGAGAAAGAGCCTTGGGTTGTATTGCCGTTGCGGGTAATGCTAAAGTTGTTTGTACTACTGTCTAGAAATGTATTGTTTTGTGCGCCATTAGTACCATCACCATGCAACAACATAGTGACGTAGTTAAATTGTGCGTCTACTGTGGCGGGAGGAGCCCCTGCTCCATCGTTTAGTTTTTTAGCCAAAAACATTAAGCACTCCCTGACCAATTACCATA